ACCTGCGCATTACCCGCCGCCATCGAATAAGCCTTATTAATAAAACCAAAAGTTTCAAGCTTGTTCAAACGAGTTTCCAACGACTTGATAATGTCAAAAATTGCTGGCGGTAAATTTATGTAACCCACGTCACTCCTAGTAAATGTTGTTCGGTTGCGTCAACGAATAAGTAATCTGTTCAGGGCCACCCGACTCATTAGGGGTAGTCGTAATAGCAGTAACACGATAAACAGCGTTCAAACCGTTAGGGAAACGAGCATCATTAATAATCACACGCATGTCATCGCCAGGGTTAACAACACCCACAGTTGGTTGCTGGCTGGCAATCTGAGTAACCTTGAGCGTAGTCGGTGGAACAGCCAAAGCGTTCGCACGACCTTGAGCAATACCAGACAACAAAGTCGTATCGGTAATGTCCGAATAGTTCACAACTTCCTGCATAAAAGGATAACCCGCAGTAATCGCAGCAGCATTTGAATAAGACTGAGTAGCGTTGTTATTACCAACCGCCGAAACATAGTTCGCAGTTAACGAACCATCCTCCTCATACTCATACTCAAGCACGTTACCAGGCAACTGCAACACCGGCGCGTTCGGATCACCAGAAACATAACGGTAACCAATTTGCGGATAACCAAGATTCAAAATCTTTTGAGGTGTTCCAGTACCGTCATAGTAAACGTCAACGTTGAAATCGAAACCATTTTGCGCCGACGACAAATCCAACAAAGCCTGATAAGCGGTCTTATAGTCGGTGTCGCTGTAAACAACGTTCGCTAAAGCACCCGACAAAGTACCAGGAACCTGAATACCAATGTTAGAACCAGTGCGCGACTGTGCTGCCGACATAATCATTTGCACAAGCTGGAACTGGTCTACGTTCGTAAACTGAACCGCTTTAGTGTTAGCGCCCGTAGGAAACGAAATCGGAAACAACGAAACTTGCAAACGAATCTTTTCTAAGAAAGACTCGAACTCGCGGGCGTTGATAGTGATACTTTGTGTAGTCGAGTTGTAACTACGCGACCAAACAATGCCACCCCAAACCAAAGAACGGCCCACGTTATTAGCCAAGTCGGAACGTTCAACATACAAAGCAGTTCTTGCTGGTTGTGTTCCCTGAATAACTGATAAAGCGTTTTCAGTGCTGTCTGTGATTAGCAAAGTGGCCGAGAAAGTACCAGCAGAGTTCAGTTGCTCGGTAAAGCTCACACCGGTAAGAGGCAACTCTGTAATAGGTGTGTTCGTTAGCAGATCGTATAGCAGGTATCTGTATTGAGCCATAATTCAAGCATAACCCTAAATAAGAAGCCCGCCCAGAGATTATTCATAGGCGGGCGCTAGACAAAAAGGTTACTGTTTGTTTTGTTCATCCTGATACTTTTGCACAGCATCCTGAGTAGCCTTCGCAACATCGTCGCTTGATACTGAACCGGTAACAGCAATTGAGTAACCAACCGCACCGATAATACCAATCATCAAAGTCGACCAAGCAACCAAAACACCGGTAACAGGTGAACCAGTGATAACAGCACCCGAACCAGCGGCACCGCCAATAATGAACAGGAACACACCGAAACCGCGCCAAACAATGGCACCGAAAACGGACAGGATGGCGTTAAGGCGTTTCTTCATTAGATAGCACTTTCTGGGTTAGCAGCTTGAACAGGAACAACAACAGGAGCGACAGGAGCCTCAACAGGCTTAGGCGCAATCAACGGAGCAACAGTAGGCAAAACCACAGGCTTAGGCGCTGGAGTGTCAGCATACGCCACAGGAGTACCCCAACCAGTAATCGCCCAATAGTTAAACTCGTTCAGGTAAGACACTTGGCGAGTGTGGCCCTGGTCAGCACCAACAACAGTCAAGTGGGTGGCGCTCGCGGAAATCACCATAGCAACGTGATCAGTGTTGGTGTGAGTTCCCTTCCAGTCAAAAATAATCGCGTCGCCAGGCTTAGGCAAAACCTTACGCTCAATACCTTTTTTGTATTGAACCCAAGTTTTGTTCTTCTTCATAACATCGACGACTTCGTGAACCCAAACAATGTTTGGATACTTCTCGCCCAAACCAGAAACCCAAGTGTAACCAGCGGCACAGTCGTAAAGGTTAGGGCGTTTCTTCAACCAAGGCAGTTTTGTGCGAGGCAAGTTCACAAACGTTTTGAAAAGCTCAATCGCTTCATGTGCTGTTTTCATTATCCACCGATACCTTTAACAATTGCGTAAACCAAAGCGGCCGACAACGCCGACGACAAAACCGAAGTTAACCAAGCCGACTTGTAACGAGCCTTTTCAAGTTCACGAATACGCGACTCATAATCAGCCAAAACTTCAAGCTTCGACTCAATAACCGCTAGACGACCCGAAATTTGCAGCAGCAAAGCAGCGTTAGTTTGCTTCGGTTCTAGCGGTTCGGTCATAAGGCAAGTCTAAAAGGGGTGAACCCCAAGCCTACGAATTAGGCAAGGTTACCGATAGTGGCAGCAGTACCAAGATCGGTGAGTGTGAACTGTGCGCCAGCAAGAGTAGTAATAGTTCCAGCAGACACCGCACCAAGGTTCAGGTATAGACGACCAGTAGTTCCAGCAGTAATAGTTCCGGTGAAACGGGTTACATAGTTAGTTGCGGTTGAATACGAAGCGGAAGCTGCGAAAGCGGCAGTACCCGCAGTAGTAGTGATAACCGATACCGACTGGTTTAGTGAATCGCTAAACGAAGCAACAATGTTAGTGTTCGAGCCTAGAGTGGTAACCAACTGCCAAGTAACAGTTCCAGCAGTGGTCTTAGTAAATGGCAAAACAATATCCAAAAGATAGTTTCGACCAGCCACAATCTGAGGGCGAACAGTCGCACCAAAAGGCGCACCCGACGAAATAGCCGAACCAGGAGCAGTCAAACGAATCGACTGAATAGGGTTCTGAACAACGTTAGAAATTGCTGGAACTCGAACGTCGGTAATGTTACCAGAAGTAATCTGAGTCGCACCCGCAGCCACAGCAATCTGAGCCAAAGCAATCGAGTTAGACGGAGTAGACGGAACAGTAGGAGAAACCGCAGGTGTTCCAGTGATCACCTGATAAGTGATGTTGTTGGTGGTACCTGAATAACCCTGGTCGTTCACAGTTGCAACAATCAAGTCAACGCGAGGGTTAGAAGGGTCAGCGGCGTTAATAGTCAAGGTTACAGCTGCGTCATTGAAACCAACATACACGCCAGCGTTTGAGTAAGACGAAACAATCGAACACCACCCAGAGGCAACGTTCACAGTCATGTTTGGCGAACCCTGCGCCGAAACCGCCATACCGTTAGCAATAACACCGGTCGACGAATACAAAGCTTGAGCCGTTAGACGGTCATTCTCCGCAGTGTGCGAACCATACTGCAACCAACTTGGTGGGGTGCGTAAAGTCATTTTCTATCTCCTAAACGTAAGCAACTCTATAAGTATAATCGGCGGTTCCGCTGCTAGAAGCCGCCGAAAAATAAACAGGTGTAACCGCTGCGCTACCAAAAGCGAAGAATGAACTACCGCCGGTCATTAGGTTACGCGCATTAGAACCATTCAAGGTAACAGTGTTCTTACCAAAGTCAATGCGTATCTGGTCTGTGGAAGCAAAAGATCCGACTAACTGAATATATTCGCCAGTGTTGTAATTTGAAATTTGCGGGTTTACGACTGGGCCTTGAATTAAGAACAATGGTGCGGCCGGTGCTGTACCAGTGCTGTTATCAACACTGCCGAGAGCAGGTGAATAAGGCGGTGTGCGCAAAGCTTGACTGTAAACCAGGTTATAGGTTCGGTTGTAAATACGACCGTTGGCTAGTGCTGGGGTGAGTGTGCCACCATAAGTAATAGTGTTTGAATAGTAACGGTAATCTGGGGCAAAAAATTCGATTTGTGCGCGAATCATTCCGTAAGTGTATTCAGGGTCCACTAAAGCTTTACGAGTGCGAACACGAGCGTTAATAACTCTTTCACCATCGGTTGCAGACAGTTTGAATTGAATGTATGAGTTGCCGGCGGTCACACCAAAAGTTTCGGTAGTGAATTGTGAAATAGGGTTTAGTGCGGCTTGTAACAAAGCCCAGTTTTGTTGAGCCGAGTTACCGTTACCTGCGAAAATGTTTAGAGTAAAAGTTAAGTGTCGGCCGTCGAAGAAGTCGCGACCGGTGAAATAGCCGTCGCTGTAACCTCTCGGTGCGTCTTGCACACGCAAATCTGGCAACCCGGCTAAACCGTCAATGTCCATAACCGCGTATGGTGTTCCAGCGCCGAAAAGTAACGAACCAGAGTTACCGTCTTTGGAGTAAAAATAGTTGAATTGATAAGCCGATAAAGCCATTACTGCGCACCGCCCATGCCTAGTTGCGAACCCATGTTGTTTGTTAGAGTGCCGGTACCGCCAGCCATAGTTACAGGCAGGTTGAACTTGATAGCGTTCACAATGTTCGCCGCAATGTTTGTTGGTGTGGCGTTAGTGGTAGCCGAAACTTTAGTCGTAATGTGTGTGTGCTTGTGATGGTGAACAGTGGTAGATCCCGCAGGTGTACCAACACCGCCGGTCGCGGTCGAACCAGCACCACCAAAACTCAGGGCGTTATCTTTCTTCGCCTTGTTCGCAGCCATCTCCCCCAAAGAAATACCACTAGCATCAGCTTTCACCTTTACCGAGGCAGTACCCTTGATACCCAACAAAGCCATCAGCCCGTCAAGGAGAGGTTTAATAACACCATCCCAAATAGGTTTCAAGAACTGACCTAAACCTATGAAAGCACTTGTTACAGCGTCAATAGCGGCCGCTAAAACGTTACCCAAACCCCAAGAAACTTGTTTCACAAAAGGAATAACATACTTTACCAAAATGTCTGTGAAGAACAACAAAGCCGGAATGAGGGCTTTATCAAAAAGGCGAATAAGCGGTGGCAACAACTTGTCAACAAGTTCTTCAAAAACAGGTAACAGTTTTTGCACAGCGGGCCATAAAGCCTGGAACACTCGAACAATAACCGGCATAACCTTGGCAATCACGCCACCAAACCAGCCAGCAAGTTTTGCCACAAGCTCAATAACAGGTGTAAGAATTGGCACCAACAAACCAATAGCCTTACCCAAAACATCAAACACAGGTTGCAACTTCACCAACGCATTAGCCAGCACGTTAAAAATAGGTAACAACGCTTTACCTAAAGTAACTTTAATGTTCTCAAAAATTGCGCCCAACTTTTGAAAAGGGTTAGCATTAGCAGCCGCATCAGCCGCACCCTTAGTCTGTTTAGCCAAATCACCCATAACATTTTTAGAGTTCTTCAACGCAGGATCCAACTTGTTCAGCGCAGCCATGTTACCGGTTTGAGCGCGAGCCAAAGCCTTAGCCGCAGTTTCAACAGGAACATGCGCAGTCGCCGCCAAATCCAAAGCGGTTTTCTGCAACTGCAAAGCCTTAGTCGAATCGCCGGTAGCACGCAACAACTGCCCATAAGCATTACGCAACTCAGGCATCTTCGTACCCGTAGCGTTAGACATCGCCTCAAGTTGCTTATCAATAGCGTCAGACTGTGCGGCAGTTGCGCCAGTAGTGTTCTTCAACTGGTTTTCTAAAATTGCAAAAGACTGTGCATCATCACCCGCCGCTTTAGCCGACTCATACAAAAACTTTACAATCTCGGCGGCAGCAAAAGCCTTGGCAATAGTCTTACCAAGTTCTTTAAACTGGCCACCCAAACCCTCAACAGGTTTCTTCGTTTTCTCAACGTTATGACCAAACTTGTCAACTTCACCCTCAACCTTTTTAAGGTCGGCTTGCATTTGTTCAGAGTTCAGCTGTAACTGAATGACCATTTTTTCTAGATCAGCCAAAACTAACTCCTAAATTTGTTGTATGCGCGAGAGAAAATTGTTTGCGCCACAGGTTCAACTTTACGGAACGCTGGTTCCATGAAAGGGTATTTTCCAGTCTTGGAAGTGCCTTCTTCAACATACCTGGAGTAACGCATACCGGAAGTAACGTCGGCAGTGTAAGAACCGAAGCCGACACGTTTAGGGCGACTAGCGGCGATACGCAGTTTTAGTTGACCGGTACGTTTGTTAGGGCCTTCGCCCGCCCAAGGAACGTGCGGACCAGACTTAACATAAGGGCCATCAGCGTTCTTCTTAGCTTGTGTTTCAAGTTCGATAGCAACGACACCTAAAGCACGCCCAGCAGCCTCCATAGCCTTAGTAATGTTGCTTTCAAGGCTTTTGTTCACCTGGGCAGTGTTAACACTAACTGTTGCCATTAGCCGCCTGCTCTCGCTCTACCTCATTCTTAAGGTTACCAATAGCGAGAATCCATTCCATGAAATAAGCCGACTCTTTATCAACCTGCGAAGGCAACCAACCGTAACGCTCCGCGAACAACCAATAGTTGTATTCCTCTATCGGGTATTCAAGGTCCTCGTGCGCGGTGTTACCTTGCATCACCCACTTTAAGCGTCTGAGTTTGGCGTATCCGCTTTTGGGTCTGCAACCTCACCATCTTCTGGCTCAACCAAATCAGGCATAATGTGCTGCATTGATTCGCGAGCTTCACGCAACAAAGCGTCAACGTCTGGAAGTTTCACCAATTCATGTTCCAAAGACTCTGGCTTAATGTTTGGTGGGATAAGATCGAACGACCATTCGGTAACCGAAACGATTACTACACGCTCCAACACGTCAAGCATGTTAGTGAGGTTGTTTAGATCTTCGCGGCGAACATCCTTCAAAGCGTACTTGCGGTCTTTGAGAGTGTAATCCTGCGGGTCTTTCCAGGTGGCAGTGTTACCGGAAGGAAGTTTAATAATTTTGCTCATAGTAGCCTTCTTAAATAAGTGACGGGTTCATCTATCTAAGGCTAACAAAAGATAGACAAACCCGCCACAAATAACCCCATGCCTTAGCAGGGGAACTTATTTACTGGTAAGTACCAGAAACAAGAGCGTTCTGAAGAACCCACTTGATCGGGGCGTAACCACCAGTTGAACCAGCGTCGGTAGTGTTACCGATACCTTCAACAGTTACAGCAACCTCAACAAAGTCTTTACCGCGCTCAATAGTGGCGACAGTGTAAGCACCCTTGGTTAGAGTTGCCTGAATCTGGGTAGCAGTCGCACCCGAACCGTTAGCCCAGTTCAAAACAATTGCTGGCTGGGTGTTGGTTAGGAAGTTAGTTAGTTGAGTGTCGTTTTCCATAACGAACTTCAACTGGCCTTTAACCTCAAGCGCACCAACGAAAATCTGGTAAGGGTTTTGAGTAGCTGCCAAACCATAGATAGGGGTTGCTGCGCGGGTCATAGTAATCGAACCTTCAACAGCGTTAGAAACAGTCGAACCACCAACAGAAACAGTTGCTTGCCAAACAGGAGTTGGAAGAACAGTTGAGAAAGAGTTAGTTGGTGCCGAAACAGCAACAGACTGCCAACCAGTAGCTTTTGCGTCGTACTCAAGCAAACCTTCAGCGGAGAAAGTTAGACCGAACTCGTGAATCTGGCAACCAGCGTAAGAACGTGCGTTAGCAGCATAAAAGTCCGTTAGCGTGAAAGCGGTTGGTTGAGCGTCAGCAGCAATAGCGGAAGCGTTCTTCAAGCTAATGGTGTGAGTGTAAGGGGCGCTCGCACCGGTGGTCGCAACAGATCCAAGCAAACCAGCAATACCAAAACCGATGGTGTCAGCGAATACTGGGCCACCAAAGTCAAAGGTTGAGCGTACACGGCCCTGGATGTAGTTAAAGTTTTTGACTAGAGAGCCGCGTAGACCTTCATCGAATAGTGGGTCGATGATGTCAACAGGCTTTAGTTTGCCGACTGCGACAGGGATGAACGAAGTTGGGGCTACAACAGTTCCCTTGGTTGCTTCTTTAGCGATACCAATATAACTTCTGTGGGTATTCTGAACTGCCATTATTTACTCCTTATAGGGTTGGGAAACCGTCAACGTTTTCGATAACGTCTAGAGCGATAAGCTCTACAACTTCTTCAATGATTTTTGGGAGGTCAACCGCGTCGAGTGCGTCAGCGTCTGTAATCTCAGTTTCGGTTTCAACGGCG